ACTGAAACGACTTCAAAGCAAACTGAGACAATCAATTCTATAGACTATGCAACAGGATGGCAATATTCAGTTTCGGGCACAAACGTGTCCAACAATGGGGCAACACTTCTGCCACCAACAACCACAAACACTGTGAATGTGACACCTCTAGGAGGAATCGAAGGGCAAGTTACAAGTTCCGCAACTGGTCTAGACTTCTCCAACTCCAATTTCACAATAACAGATCCCGGAAAAGCATTTCAGTTCACGACCACGTATCAAGGGCCGGGCATCACAAACCAAACTGTAATCCAAAGAACAACAGAGGTTACCAGCGTAACCGACACAACAAGTATCTTTACCCAGTAAAAACATTATGTCTATCTGTTCTGACTGCGGTTGTAACTGCCCCTGCTCATGCAGCAGATGTGGGGGGTGTAAGTGCAACAGCAAATCCAATTGCAAATAGTTCTGGTTCAGTTACCAACCAGGCCATTCAGGTTTTACAAGGACCATATATAACCAACACATACGGGGGCGGGATCAGCTGTCAAGGTCCCACTGCTAATTTTACCCCGTATATTACTCATGCTCGTAATGACAAGGATCCATTTGAAACTTTTTACATGGAACCTCAGTATGACAACAGAGACTTTGAGGGTCGCATGGTAGAAGTTACCAAGAATGTCAAAAACTGGCCTTGGGAATCTTGGTATGATGATAGAACTTACACAAATGCTGATGGTGAAACTGTAAGAGCATATGAAGATGGTCAAGATATGACTATCACTATTATGGAAATGCAAGGTGATGGTGTCCCAGATAATCCAGGATCACAACTCTGGCAGAAACCAGTCAGAACTGGAATGACTAGAAATTACAGTACAAGTGTTGGACTGTCCGCAACACTTTCTTTACCCCTTGATGGTAGTCTGCAAGAGCAATGCAAAGAGGCAGCTGCAACACAGATTGCTCTACAGGGTCAAATGCTTGCCAATAAGCGCCTCGACTTTGAGTTAGCCAGACTCAAGAATTGTGGGGAATTAATACAAAAAGGAATTCAATTTCACCCACGTAGTCCTTATGCGAAAGTGTGTGCAGATGTTGTAGTGATGAATAAAAATGCTATTGCACCACACGTTCATTCTATTCCTTCTACTTCTTCAAAGGTCGAACAGAGCGCAGCGCCTTCACAGCCTGATTCCTCTGCCGCTGTTCAGCAATCCGCTCCGCTGCCGACTGCGGCGGGATCTTCTTACCCCGTAAGACAGCAATCTTCTTCATCACCTTCTTCACTACCGGTTTCACAACCTTTAACAAAAGGTCAGCAAGAGGCTTTGCGAGCAGTGCGGAACTCGTCGCTACCACCGCAATGGAGGCGGTAGTTGTTACCATACCTGCTGATGGTATATTCTGAACAATTTGGTCGGGAATAGATAACTCCTCAAACACAGGGAGACATTCTTTCCCGACCATTTCATATGCAACAATTTTTCTATTTCCTTCTACAATCTTTCCAACAGGATCCTTTAACTGCTGTGCTCTAGTAGGACACTCAGGCATAGGTTCCTCAGTCTTAGGAACTGCTGGTGCTGCTGGTGCCTCTGGTGGTTCAGGTTTAGGTGGAGCTTTAACTGGTGGTGGAGGTGGTGCCTCAGTAGTAATATCTAATTTGTTTGCATCATAATCAATGGGAGTAAAACTGGGTGTCCCTGCATCACACAGAGTCATCGTACCCTTATCATCCTCATTTCTTAAATTTGTATTCTCACCACTGTCTTTGTGTGCCTTAACACACCCAGGAATATTAACAATAGGAGTTCCTAATTGAGTGGTAACTGGTGGCATGACAGGAAGTGCCATCGGCGGATCTGATGACATCCACTTTGGAACCTCTGGAATATTCACATCACGGATTCTTAATTGATTAAGACGAATATCGGGTATGGGCATTAGCAATCATTAAATACTTGTCCCACTTGAGAACCTGCTTCGGATCCTATCTTTTGACCTAGAAGCAACGCCCATCCACCGGCTAACCAACCAACATATGGGATACTAGCAACAGCAGGTACGGCAACACCAGCAGCAATAGCACTACCTGCCATTGCACCTTGTGACCGTGCTCCAGCGTCCGCCGCTATACACTCGGCGCTTACACCTCCTGCTATCTTTCCCACTTCACCTGTTGCACCTCCCATATTTCTGGTGCCTTCTCTGGTGAACTGATCAGTGCGATATTCTATTCGCTGCTCAGATCCTCCGCCAAAGAGTCCTCTCCTTTCTTTATCAAGATCAAGAGATCTAGTTGACTCTAGAACTTTAGGATCATCTGCTCTAAATTCAATTTCATATCCATCTTTTCCTGCCTTAATTTTATAAGACGAATAAGGACCATTAGGGATATTGAAAGTAGGTGGTTGTTGAATCCGCTGTTGCGGTCTCAATACATAACCCAGTAATCCGATGTGTGCTACAGCAACTAGGCCGCCAAGAGAAATAGCGGCAATCTTAATCTTGTTCATGGTTAGAATGGGATAGATGGACCAGTTGTTTTAGGTAACTCGGGCATGGAACTATCCAACATTCCTGGAAGTGCTCCTGATACACCATCAATCGCTGCCTTAGTAACCTGCTGTTTAACATTCTCTATGAGTGCATCTTTTTGAAGATAGACATACGTTCCACCTCCAATGATGCCAGAGACACCAACAAAAGATAAAATCGATAGTACGTTAATAATTTTTTGCATTGGTTTACTCCACTAATGTTCCGAATGATCTACGTATCTCACGTAGGGTTTCAAAATCTTTTTGTTTTGTACCACCATCATATGCCCAGGCATATCCTTCGGTGATCATTTGTTCGTTGAGGGACAATTCTGCATCCCCAATGTATAACCAGCCCAGAAGACGACCATATTTGCCGACGCCACCAACAAGTTCAGTCCTAACAGACAACTCATCGTCACCAGAGATAGCACCCTCCAGTTTTTCTTTGAGCCAGTTGGTTGCGTCGTATCCAAGGGCTTTCTCCTCTAGGTCTCTTGTACGTTTTTCTGGTGTATCTACACCTGCAACCCTGACTCTTTCTTTTTTATATAAATCAAAACCGAGGTCAATAGTAACATCAATCGTGTCACCATCGAGAACTCGGTTAATTTCAACTACGCGGAAGTTATAACAACTCTTCCGACTGGGGGGAACCATTGCGCCCATTACTCTTGCTCCTCTGAAGGTTTAATGCTGACTTCTTCAACGCTATTAGTAAAAGCTTGATGAGAAGCACAATCTCCTCCGATCAAACCATCTTCAACAAAGGAATGAGCAGGTCTCGCATCTACTGCTGTTGCTATTCCGATTAGTGTAATGGCAGCAGTTATGACGGCACCAGCACCCCATACCCACTTCTCAAGTTTACGAACACGATCACGGAGTTCCTCCGCCATCTTCTCAGCGTCTTCAATCCTGTGTGTCAGGAGTGCTATCAACTGATCCTGGTCCGCGTCCTTCTGATTTATTGTACTCATTATTCAATTCACCAAAAGCCATACGCATTATATAGACAATATAGTATGTAACACCAGCTAAGAGTATGATTATGGAAATAATTACACTCCACACAGGATCATTTTGATTCTCTAGAGGACGAAGGAGCAGTTCCATTTTTACTAATCAATAAAGCATCTCTTCTGCTTCTGCCTGAACTACACAGTCACTAGTGGGATATGATACACACAACAATGCAAACCCTTCCTCAATTTGATCATCATCCAAGAATGATTGGTCTTCCTGATTTACAGTTCCAGAGATGATCTTACCTGCACAAGATGAACATGCTCCTGCACGGCAAGAATATGGAAGGTCAACACCTGCTTCATCAGCAGCGTCAAGGATGTAAGTATCACCATCGCATTCGATAATATGTTCATCACCATCGGATGTTTTGAGAGTAATAGAGTAGGTCATATTTGTCTATAAGTTTTGTAATGATTATTATATAGTATTACGGTAAATGTTACAACTAACCACGATATCTGATAGGCCATGTTAGTTCCATGGTACTAACAAGTAGGATAATAAATGCAAATACAAAGAGGGCGCTCATTTGATGATCTCCATTGCTGCTTTTAGTTCTTCTGCATGATGCTTTTCATCATTCATAATTCTCTCAATATCTTCGTCATTACAATCTTCATACTTCAGATACTTTGCATATGTATCCTCAGCATGAAGTTCTATTTCGTAGGACAGATGGTAAGCAGACCGAGGAGCCAACCAGTAATAAACCACGTTGATCCAATAGTAGATAAGTACAAGGTGTCTGGCGACAAAGCGATCCACCCAATAAGCACTACCGCCCCTAGATTCCATATATTCCAAGTGTTCTGTTTCGTTAAGAGTTTGTGCAAAATGTTCCTCCATCAGATAGATGTGTTCCGGACCACGCAAACCCATAGATTCGCGTAAATGCAATACACTTAGAAAAGCAAAGTACGGTGCCCGAGCAATCTCTTCAAGCACCCAAAACCTTTGGAAGTGTCTACCTCTATAAAGGTAATCTATAATTGCAACAGTGAAGTTTAAAACGACAGTGTTGATTTTTTTCATTCCACATGTACCGTCCCGATCATTCCTGCTCCTTTATGTGGAGCACACCAGTAAGTATAGTCACCAGCATCATTAAAGACAACATCAAACTCTTCTCCTGGTAACATTGCCAGGGATTCATGACCTAAGTCTGGACGGCCCTCCACAATCACATTGTGTGGTGGAAGCATGTTATTAACAAAATGAACTGATTCTCCTGCAGATATTGTAACCTCTGATGGATCAAAAACTAGATTACCATTTGAACCCATCTGTACATCCACTGCCCATGCTGGAGCAGCAAGAAATAATGTAGCGATTAATGCGAAAATAAACTTCATAAAGTTTACGCAACTGCACTATCTATATCTTTCTCATTGAGTTGTAACGTGGATTTGTTTTGACTTCCTGACTTATCATTTCCGACATTTCATCACAACATTTACCCCATATCTCTCTTGCTTTTTTAGTCTCTTCACTGTGCATATCAACGTCCCATAATTCTTTCCATGCCCACCAGAGGTCGGAACACTCCTCCGACTTTTTCTGTAAGTGAGGTTCCCGATACATGGGAATCCTGGGGATTGGTGCCCGTGACTCAGTTATTATTTATCAAATTCCAAGCAATTTTCTTTGCCTTTCAAAGTATCCCTTTAAGATCCAAGAGCTACTGTTCATCTTATCATCACCACCCACACCAAACTCAAACTGAACTCTCGGATTCTCTCCATACATATCAAGTTCTGGAGTATTAGTAGACCCACGATCACCGCCATTGCAAAATACAACAGTCTCTGCAATCTCTAGACACTTAGCAATTGCACCACATGCAGATCCAACTTCATCATCTTCCCAAGAGACAACAGCATCTACCATTTCAAGGTGACGAATAATCTCTGCTCTCTCTACCCATGATTGAAAATATTGTCCCTTCTTTCTAGTTAACCATTCTTCGGTGTTAATACCGACAACCAAGTAATCAGAGAAATCTTTTGCTCTCTTAAAATATGAAATATGGCCACTGTGGATAGGATCAAATCCGCCAGTGACCAAACTAATTTTCTTAAAAAACATAATGATTAAATTTAAATCACATCTTATATGTATCGTTTGGTGTATCAACCTTTAAGGTGACTGGTGCCTGTTCGATACGGAGAGTCTGATGTGGTGCAGTCTGTGCTGCTTTCTCAATCAGTTTCTCCATCTGCTCCTTGGTGATACTAGCACCACCACCATTGCCATTGCTGTCCTTAGACTTTGCTGCCTGAACTCCGAACGTGGCTAAAACTCCGGTGAAGACGGAGGCGATGAAAGTTGGATCTAGTTTTTGTTCTGGGATTCCAAGTGCAGGGGGGAGTTTAATGTATGCCAACGTGAGGATTCCACCACTCCATACAAGGATACCAAGACGGACAAAAGTAGACAGAATTGCAAGTTGTTCTTCCTTATCATCTGTCGCTTCCTTAATTTTACCGAGAATACCTTTCTTTTTAGGTTTCTTTTCTTCTTCGGTAGGTTTTATTTCTTCAGGCATAAGTTACCAGGAAAGGCAACTTTATTTATCAAGATATCCGTTTTTAACCAACCATTCACGGGTCATGGGAGTGGGTTCATAGTCAGACCACATGGTCCCACGAGCACAAGACTCAAGTGCTTCGGCAGTCATACCCTCAGTCTTACCTGCCCAGGTTGCCTCTTTCTCCCAAGGGATTGCATGAGGTGTGTTCTTATAGGTATCAGTAGCCATATCTTGCCAAAGTTGAGGAACTTTTTCCTCATCCATAATGATAGCAATCATACTATTGTCAATAGTTCCTGCCATACAATCTTGTGCAGCATGCCATCCTTCATGTCTCATTACACTCATTAGCACTCTAGGGAGACGCATGAATGTTTTATTCAGAAAGAAGTTATTTCCTACGGTATGATACACACCACGGTGTCCTACTGGAAAATACTCTTCATCTGCTAGAAACACGTTAACTCCAATTTGCTCCAAGGCAAGGAGCATTGCGTGGAACTCGTCAGCAATAATATCATAATTACTATTGGGATGGACATCAGCAATAGTAGAGATACTTTCGACTTTAGTGACTCCATCGGTGCATTCGCGTAACAGCATACACCCCATCGAGTCCATAGTGTAATAACCCTTGGTGAGTTTAGGGTCGGCAAGTGCCGGAGCAGACATACTGGCTGCCACCAGCAGACTCATAATAATTTTTTTCATGTATAGTTTTCCTCAAAATATTTTGTTACTCCATAGGAGTTTTTATTTCCCTGAGAAACCCAATCATGAGCACATTCATAAATTGATTTAGCAGGATACTTAGGTTCGTTTCCTTCCATTATGTGCCCATACTTAGACATAAGAGCTTTTAAAACTTCTTGCCTCAACTTTGTATTGAAGTCGTTGTAACGCCAATCATCATAACTCATTTCTGAATGTTCTCCGAACCGCCTTGAAAGTTTTCAGATCCTCCAAGAGGATCAAGTTGAACAGTAGTAGCACCAGATTTGGTTGCCATCTCATACATTAGTTGATGAATGTTTTCAGATTCATTAGTCTCACTCTCTCTGCGAATATCATCATGAAGTCTTTGTGTTGCTTCTTGCTGTTGATATTCTTTTTGCTTTTCAGTCGGAGTGGGAGCAGATCCAAACCAATCATCGACCGGACTTAGTATTGGTGCCGGGACCCCAACATAAGGGTCCGCATCAATTTCAGCACAATCAACTATTTGCTCATCAATCGCACATTCAATTTCTTCATCTGTAATTTTTTTAGAAAAAAGTTTGTTGATGAGTTTTTTAATCATGCCAGTACCAGTTTTTTAGTGTATTCGTAGGAGTAAATTTCACGATTGCCTTTAATACCCCATCCCAGCCAATAGTAGGCAGGAACCATGTATTGACGGACAGTTTGTCCACTACCCTCAAACATAGGAAGGTAACGTTGGAAGGTGCTCTCGTTAATCATATAACGAGTCTGACCTTCTAGACTACTTGGATCGCAATCGTATTTATCACAGAACTTACCAAGATTAGCATATCGGCCAATTGATGTCCACTGAATCAAACCATATCCACCAGTAAGACAGTCCTCGTAATTCACACGAGCACCACCCTCACAGATGTTTGCGTTGAACATGGACTCTTGTTGAATATTGCCCATGATGGTAGCAAGAGCATTACGATCTGTAATGCGGGTGTGTTCTTGAAGTTCGCCAAGAACATATTGTTCTTCAGGTGTGCAGTCAGGGCACTTCCAAGAGGGATTATAAGGTTCTACAGGGATTGATACAACATCCTTCTCCTTTACTTCAATATTTTTTTGCTTCACCTGCTCAGCACCGACACAGGACACTGCGAGAGAGCTGAGCACGGCAAAGGTACTAAGTTGCTTAAACATAAAAAAGGGAGCGTCTAGTGCTCCCCAATTATAAAATATTTGATTGTCTGTGTCAAGAGGGTGACGGTGCATAAAGTGGTTGCATCATGCCACCGTCTGAACCATCATCATCTTCATCTTTACTTGCCAACGCAAGCATCAGGAAGTAAGGAGTGATGATGAAGATCAACGTCTGTAGTAGTGTCCAATCATACGTCATGAGTTTTTCACTACTGCAGCAATTGGAATCAGCATGATTATAGCTGCTACTACAAATGCCATCACCAGATACCAGGAATGATTTGTCCTGAGACGGCGTAGGATCCCATTGCTGCAACTACACCAAGCATAGCTGCCCAACCGTTAATGCGTTCTGCCTTTTCGTTCATTTTTTTGCTCCAGGGTTTTGTTAGTGATTATGATTTTTGTCCCATCATGAGTGAATTGTAACTCATCGTCTGGGTGCCACAGAAGTTCTTCATACATATCGTCTAACTTCTGCATGTCCTCGTAGAGTTGTTCAGGATTTGGCATATCAAATTATTTTGATTACTCCGTATATATCCCTATGATAACCCAGAAATCCAAAGTTGGAAAGTATCCTGACTGGAAGGGGTGTTCTCATAGGTTGAGGAGGGACCATAATCCTTGTAGTCCTTGTATCCGACCTGTGCTCCCTTAGTACGCTGCAATGCAGGCATGAAAGCGATGAACAGGAACACAGCAGGTGCTCCGATAATAAGTGCCCCACCAAAGACATATCCTGCAAGGAATTCAGCAATGGTGTGGTTGGCAGCCCAAGAGAATTCGGTCTGCGTCAAAAGTTCAATCATGAAAGTTTAGAGGTTTTTCTAAGAATAGGACAAGAGGACTAGAAATGCAACTATCAAACGAGACCAAAGAAAAGATTGCCGGTGAGTGCATAGGAGATCACTCCAAAGACAAATCCAATCATCGCAGTGCGACCGTTCAGTTTTTCTGCACGTTCTGCATGGGTCTCATAACCATAACGCTCAGCGTCGGTCTGAGAAATGTACATACGGGGTTCAGTAGCCCACATGTTTGTACGTCCACCTTCTTCAGTTGTGATAGTGCTTGAGCGTGTTACAGTCATTTACTTTGTGTTGCATAACTTTACATATTATATAGTAATGTTAAGATTTCTGTCAAGCCCTGCATAAATACGCTGCTCAGTCTGCAGCACATACGACTGTAGCAGCATCACTAATCTGACATTCAAACTTTGGATTTGATTGTTGGAGCTGAATGAAGATGATGGCAAAGAGTTGAGCAATCAACATGCCATGGATAGCATAGTTGCCCAGTTGGTTACCGTTTAAATTTCTTATTTTCATGAGTATTTTTTGAATATTGTATTTATTAAATTAATCTAATTCGTAACACGCTGAACGTGCTAGTTCTGGATTTTTTTTCAGTGCTCGATGCACATGACCATGCACATCTTGATCTAGAGTATGATGTGCTCTGGTATGGATAGTCTGAATTACACCCAAGGTTCCTATAAAAAGTAAGTTGATGCATGTGACTGGGTGAAAAAACGCAGCGATGATTTTTTTCATTGGCAATAAAAAGGGGGTGCCGTCGCACCCCCATTCTAGTATCTAGATATACGTTTGTCTACGATCAGAAGTTGTACTTCAGACCCAGCTTAGCACCATAACCACGATCGATGTCGTCATCACCGGAGCCAATGAAGGAGACTTCACCATATGCACCCAGTGCATCGGTGACACCAAAACCAAGACCTGCCTTACCGGAAGGAACAGTATCGCTTTCTCCACCGTCAGGGCTTACCAGACTAGCGCCACCCTGGACGTAGTAGGAAGCAGAATCGCCAAGAGCACCTTCATAGCCAACGTGGAAATCAGTGGTGGCTCCAGCGTAATCATCTCCAGTCCAACCAGCATTGGTTTCTACGTTGACGTAGGGACCTGCAAGGGCAGCGCCTGCGAAAAGAGGAGCAGCAGCGACAGCTGCGAATACAGATTTAAACATTTTTGTTACCTTTTAGTTACTTGCGGAGTGTATACCCGCAGATGGAAAGTACCTCGACATGGTACTGTTTTTAAACTGTCACACTGTAGTAAGTATTTCTACGGTGTGCCAATTGTTATTTATCGTAATCGATTTTTAAGATCGTGTCAAGAGGTGGGGTTTGCCGCCTCTTGTGCTGCCTTAGCAGCAGAGTTCTCGGTAATTCGACCGAGATAAGGATCATAGTTCATATAGTCAGCGATGTCAATACTGGCACCGTTCTGAGCCCAGAAATTAGAAAGAGCATCGAAGTTGCCTTGATGGAAGACTCCGATATGTTCTGGATGAATGGATGATCCAAGTTCCGTCTTGTAAATCAAGAGCGGAATAGAATACGTGTTACCTGAGTTGTAAATTAAATCGTCAGCAACAGCTCGTGGTTTAGAACCATTGTCCAATTTGTACTTGTTTTTTCTACAATGAAAATGGATTAACTTTTCTGCATGGCGACGATTGATCAGATAGCATGCGGTAGAGAAATCATTAACAAACCTCTTATGAAGTTTAACATGAATGTCTCCAGTGCAGATAATTGCAATTTGAACAACATCCCAATCATATGGGATGTGTGCATAAAAATCTTTCCAAGTAAAATTCCAATACTTAACGAGATCAAGATTGCAATCATCTTCCATCATTATAGCATAAGGACTATCAGATGTGGCAAGCCAATGTTTAATTGCTTTAAGATGTGAAGTAGTGCAACCAATTTCTCCACTAGTCATATTGTTGGGATATTGTCCCACAAGAATATCACTAAGATCATCCTCTCTACCATCATAGGCAGAGATACGTGTAACACTGTCCTCTATCTCCCAATACTTAAATTGGTTTTCCATATACTCCCAACGATCAGTCTGACCATCAAGATTGATACAATAAATTGGACCGATACCTTTTAGTTTGAAAGCGGATTTGTTCTTATCAATAACTTCAATCATAAATCAATCCAATATACAGCCTCTTCGGGTGTCTCAAAACTAATTCTCTCATCAACCTGAGACTTGATCTGATCTTCCATCACATAGACTTTATAACCAAGATCCAAGAGATCCTTACAAAGACGATACTGTTGACTCTCTGTAAGAATATCTGTCCCTCTCTTATATGCTACCGACTGAAAACCAAATGGCAACTTCTCTACATTCTTAGATACAAAATAATTTACCAAGAACCTAGCATGCTCATCATTAAAGTTATCTGTCGTCGCACCTAGATTATATTGAAGTCCAAGTTTTTCTGCATAGGCAGCAAAGGCACGATTGTCTCTTGGTAGACAAGGACCACCATATCCATACCCATACTTCAAATACTTACCACCAACTCTGGTGTCTGCACCAATTGCCTGCAATGCCAAGTCAATCTCATCACCAAGGCCTGCGAGAGTCATGACTTCACCGACCATATTTGCATAACTGATCTTTGTAGTTAAGAAGCAGTTGACTGCCAACTTAACCATCTCAGCTGAGGTGGTAGACATGAAACTAATCTTTGGTTCTGTCTCTTGAATCTTATGATATAGTTCACAAAGATCTGCATAGACTAAACTATTATTACCACCAATCAGAACCATATCTGCTCGTCTCAGATCACGCACAATCGATCCCTGAGCAATAAACTCTGGATTGTAGAATACCTCCATACCAAAGAACTCCAGTTGCTCTGCAAACTGTTTACAGTCTCCTGGATTCGTTGTACAACCAACCACTAATGACTTACCGCTCAATTTTGAAGTTGACTTCTTAAAATCGTCAACAACTTGCCAAACAGAACTTACATCATAAGAACCATCTGGAAGCGACGGTGTGGCAACAAGAGTGTAAATGATGTCACACGCTTCAATAACTTCTTGATTACTAGTCGTGGCAGTCAGATTTGTTGACTCAAGCAACATCCGTTGAACTTCAGGTTCATTAGTTTGAATTGTATTATTCTGAAGACCCTTTACATAGTCTTCTCTACAATCAGAAACTACAACTTCATATCCTGCTTGCTCACAGAGAAGGGCAAAACAAATGCCAAGCCTTCCTGCACCAATTACTCCAATCTTCATAGTTTAAACGTCGGGATAGGTTCCATCTTATGCTTATTCTTTGTGTTAAAATCATGCAAGATTCTAACAGCAGGGCCAGTGCCGTGCTCCATCGCGTACTCTAAGTCTTCGTATGAGGCACCAATTTGCGTCTCATCAGTCCTTGAATCGTCCCACAGACCATCTGTAGGTGGTGCATCAATAATGCGTTGATCTACGCCAAGATGCTTTCCAAGTTCCCATACTTCAGTTTTGTATAGATCAGCAATAGGAGCGATGTCAACACCGCCGTCACCATATTTAGTATAGAACCCTACACCATAATCTTCAACTTTATTACCAGTTCCAACAACAATACCACCAGTAGATCCTGCGACCTGATACAAAGTTACCATACGCATACGAGACTTGGTATTTGCATTTGCAAGACCGCTGCCAGTATATTCATCTTTACCTGTCCAGAGATCAAAAGTTGTGATGAATGTTTGATAGACAGCTCCAAGATCAATTCGGATCTTGGTTACGTTATCATAGTTGTTTTCAAGATAAGTGGTGTACGAATCCGAAAGAGTGTCATTCTTAGAACTTGACTTCAGAGGCATGGATAAAACATACGTAGGCATACCAGTTTCAGCACAGAGAGTGGCAACCACAGCAGAATCAATGCCACCCGATACACCAACAACTAGTGATTCAATTTTGTACTTTTTTGCATACTCGCTGATCCACTCAACGATATTCAGTTTTAGTTCAAGGTAATCTTCGATTCTATTCATAGGACAATCCAATCAGGGCAATAAAGGTCTTTAGTATCTTTGTCTGCATATGCAGGTCCAAACCACATCTTTGGTGCGATGACTTTCTTATCAGGATTAGAGATAAGCCAAGCACCCCACCAACTCATAGAACTATTAGCAATAATAGCATGAGAACATAAAGACATCAAGCATAAGTCAGCATATGGTGTAAATGATCCATCAGCATACTTATCCTCTGGTTCTGAAATTAAAAATCTGTCTCCTGAGAAGAACTCTTGTTCTTTGACCCATTCAACAGAATCAGAGAAAACAACTACAGGTTGTTTTGGATCAAACTTTTTAAGTGCTTTCTCATAGTATTCAATAGGTTGCACTGGATGCATTGAACCGCATTGGGTATAAGACCACTTAAATCCACGAGGATCTGTAAGATTAGGATCTCCTCTGCGAACATGAAGCATAATAGGTTCTTGACCTTCAAGCTCCTGCATCATCTCTTGGCAAGGAATCAAATGCTCCTTATGAAATGTAAAATCTTCACGAATGATGTCTACAATGTTACTAAAGTATTTCCAAGATTGGAAGAATCCATAGAGACTTATATTGTCTGGACATTGTTCAAATAATTCATTAGAGAAATGAAAGTGTGGTTCTTGAGCATATTGAAACTCTTCAATAACACCTTCTTTTCTTTCGGGTGATAATTTAAAACATTCATGAAGACTGTAGTTTTCAATTCCCTTTCTATCTGGTGGAGGAATACACCAGTCATAACCATGATGAGCAGCAATGCCACGTAGAGCAGCATACTCAAACATTTGATTTCCGAGTCTCCCAAGACTCCCTATATGATTAAAGGCTAACATATTTTTTAAGATAATCTTGTTGTGAATAATACTCTAATAACTGCTCACGATCCATACTTTGAATCTTATCCCATTCGGACATGTTAGATTCCATATGTGGATTAGAGAACCAGGAGTTCTCTCCTCGTGCATGCTCTAAGTGATAAACTGTATTGTTAAGTCTACCAACTTTATACCCAAGTTTAGTAAACCTATAATATCTTTCTTTATCTTCTGGTGCATATGCTTTAAAGTTCTCGTTCTCCATACCACCATCAATATAAACTTGACGGCGGAAGAACTGAGCCCATCCAAAATCAGATGTAGATTCTTCAGATACAGCGTCTAAAAACTCATAGTCACCAGTCTCCAAAAACTTAGACACAGTAATGTCAGTTGCTGCGACTTTCTTTTGGTAGAGTCCACTACCGTATGGATAGACTACATCATATATTCCTTCTGTAATTCCAGTGTATGCCATTACATAAGATTCGATCGGCAAAATAACATCACAATCATAGTTGACTACAATTTCAGTCTTTGCCTCCATAATCATTTCATTGAGAACTCTCTGTCTATGAAAAAGTGGTTCATGACTTTTCTCAAAGATATGAACAAGATCCACAGGGACATTACAGATATCATTTAAGATTGGCAATACATCTTCCTGGAAGATTGACCTAGAGTCAACCTCTTTGACAATGATATTTGTTTCAAAGTTTTCTAGCAGAAAGGCTAGAGAGGTAATAACATTCCTCATCCTATCATCAGACTCAATCCGAATAGGAATAATGAATGTTGCTTTGGATAAATCAGTTCTCATCTGGATACTTTCTGTTTCTCATGAACTCTGGATATTTTTGTTGAACATAGTGATACTCTCCTCTGTTCATCATCCAGTTTCCCTCTGGATGTTCAATTACGCAGTCATACTGGGATGTTGCCTGACTGCTTACTCTGTCATCGTGTTCACGGTTTGCAACCAATACACTAGGAATGAATTTAGGCATACCATTGTTCCACCTCATTCTATGATAAAAATCAGTGTCAAGCAAGAGTTTGAGATT